GGCATTAAGACAAAGAGCGACTACCTTAAACCCAGAATTGGGTCAAAAGGTAGATCCTCGGCCTGCACTAGACGTGCAGCCAAGCCTCTGGACGAGGCTCGCCTTATAACGTGATCGACAATCGGCCCATCATGGACGAATTGCCTGTGAGGGCAAATAGCCTTCAACGGGTTCCACCCGTCGCTACCCTCATACCCGGTGTATAGCGCAAGGAGATAAGCAAGATTCTCACGAAGCTTGTTGCTCTTGGCTACTCCGCGTAAAACGCGGCTTCCTGTTAGAGAAGGGGACCAGATACAACTATCTAGTCCATTCCGTGGTTCTCCAAATACACGAAGGTGTTTTGGGATCAAAGCGAGAACCTTTTTGAAAACAGGTTCGTATGTCGCTGCCGGGATTGGCGCACGGTACGCGATAATCTGTAAGCTGTTTAACAGTGTGTACAGGTTCGCAACTCTTCTAAAAGGCTCTTTGATATAGAGGGCCCTCACATTCGTGCCACGGAGGTAATCAACCCCACAACTCTCCCGGAAAAATCCAGTAGAGAAACTCTTCTCTTCATTGACCTTGAAACCAAGGGTTTCGAGTCGAAGTACCACGTCATGGTAGACGCAGCGGGGGACAATTATGTCATCTCCGTAAGTCCGCCACAGAGCATAGTGCAAACCGCGCTCCCGCAAAACGGAGCGTACAACGGCTGCGTAAATCAGTGTCTGTAGCGAAAAGGTGAAGCAGTTACCCATGGAGGAAAACTTTTCAAGGGTATGAAAACCTTCCCCGAGTAGCGGGCTTGTAACTCTTTTTGCCCGATACTGCGCAAGAGTACGGGTCCAGCTCTTTGGTAACAAAGTAGCTACGATACCGTAACTAATTCTGTCACTAGCAGCTGATAAGTCTAGCGTACATGGTGAATCATCGCGATCGCCACGCAGGGATCCCATCCGACAGAGCCCCCAATTAGGGGACTGGTCTGATAGGTCAATACCCCAACCATCCTTCAAGCGCTTACGGATAAAACCGTCATACGCCTGCTGAAATGGAACGGCTAGACTCGGACCGACTTCGATAGTACGCATTTCACGCGTATTTTTAGGCACGAAATCAAGTTTCGCGTAGTCGACCCAGTCGACCCAAGTGAGCATTTCGTCGCACCCTGGGATAGAGGCTCCAGAAGGATCCCCATCCCAGAAAATACGTTTAGATGCGAGAAAACACTCGGCCATGCTGGTATTCTCAAGAAGCCAGCTAACATCGCCCTCTGTACCACATAAACCCGTTTGGGGACCAACCATCTTGTGAAGCGGTTGGACCTTAGGCCGGTGGTGAGAAAGCGTGGCGCCTGGACCGAACTTCATCCACCCCATCACTTCGCTGAAGTCTGGAGGCACTTCACCTAAAAGGTTAAGTATTTCCCTCCGGGGACCCTCGAGGTGCGAGGCGAGTTCTTCCTGCGAATGTGTAAGAGGCTTGGAGAAAATCTCCCAGCATTGCGCATTCTTTTCCTTGCAAGAAGCCTCAGCTTCAAGCCACTTAACTATAGCCCGATCCTTCGCAGGATCGGTAAGCTGCGGAAGTGAGAGTTTCTTATAAAGACAAGCCATTTGGTTTGCCTTAAAGTAATTCTCTACATCGACCGCATCTCTAAAGTTGGCAGCCCGTTGCGAATAAAGTTCCATTGATGACAAGACATCGTCCCAAGATCCACAAGGGACGTGTTCATCACCAAAGAATGAGTCGCCTAAGCAATTGAAGATTCTAAAGTAGCAATCTTCATTTAGACGTAGGGTTACGTCTAGGCGGCGCGAGCGGGTCTGGGACCGATCGATCCCACAACTGTTGCGTTTCATCAAGGATTCGCTCCTGAGAGGGACGTGCGACATAGTCAATGACGCATGTATGTCCCGCAAGGTAGATTAGCGAACCAGAAATGGTCGCTAATAGGCCAAGGAATATGGCAAACAGCAATACAGCCATCCGGAGGAACCTAGAAAGAGAGGGAGTTAAAAAGTCCATCAAGCTCGGCATCCGAAATGATTGCGGTATGTAGCTGCCTTGTTAAGGCAACATCCGCAGACTCTGTATCCGCACGGCGTGCAAAGGTCGTCTCCATAATTATAGGAGAAACCGTGCCATCGGCGTACGAGAACATCCGTGAGGTTTTGACGCTAACGCGTGCAACACCTGGGAAGTTCTTCTGCTTTACGGGGTAAACCCGTCGAGTCACAAGTACACGAGGAAGTGCAAGTGTGGAGCTCGGTTCCAAGTAGCGTATCGAATCCTTATCGACGCTATCCTGGGTGAACATGTAGTTCGTCGAATTCACCGTTACGGTGATACTCGCAGCCATGAGTACAACTCCTGGTTGAGGGTTAAAACGTCCCGGTTAACGATTAACTCGTACACCTAGGACCTTTTTAAGGATGAAGATTACGTCGAGGGCTTTAGCCCAATCGATGTTACACCGGTAGCCGATGGCCGGAACAAAAGACGTGCGAGGAACACGATAGGTCAGTTTGATCTGTTCGGTCCAAGCACATTGGTCCTTGGGAGGAACATTTGTATACCAAATGTACTCTTGAGGATTAGTATAAGGCCAAGGGGCTTTTGTAATTACCGGGATAACAGGTTCGTGGATCGCCCTTACACTAAGGACGTCCGTCTCCCACGCAATCCGCTGTTTGGCCATGGCGTAAGCCTGAAGGGCTTGAAGCGCATCGCCAACATTGATGAACCACTCTACTATGAACGAGAATCGGACCAACTCCAAAGCGGATCCTAAGAAGTCAAAGGCGCCAAAAGCAAAAGCGTCGTTACCTCGAAGGTCTACAAGGTAGTCAACCGTGGATCCCACGCGGAGCGAACGCACAACTTCTATCTTACGGCTAAAACCTAGCCAATCAAGATAGTTCGTATGCTTAACGCTATACATGGGCTCGTCGAGTGAAGTGGTTCTGGCAATCCTATTTCGCGCTGTGAAGCGCTGCGGACGGCCATTTTGCAAAGTCGCTTCGAAAGTACTCATTACGTCGAAGACGAAAGGACGCCATCCATAACGTCCTTGAAGCCAGAACTCGCCTGCTCGATCGAGCACGCGATTCCGCCCCTCCGGTGTCAGCATCATTTGACGCGTCACGCGGAGGTCCCTCATAGCATCATTAATAGGACGCCGTAAAAGGGATACAGCATCGGCGAACATCTTAACAGTTTTACGCGACTCAGCAAGAGTCACGTACAACTGAGAAATGCCAGAACCGATCTCAGCGTCCACATTGGTATTCGCAATATTGCGCTCATTTTGTGAGAATGCAAAATTGTTAGTTACCTGGGCCCAGTACGTTGCCTC